AAGGCCGAACTCGTTTCGCCACTTCGCCTGCTCTTCTTCGCGACTGAGCGGCTTGTCGGTAACGGTCTTGAACGTGGCGGTCTGGTTCAGGTCCAGCCGCTCGCCGTATTTCTTGGGAGCGCGCCTTGCGGCCGTCCACTTGTGAATGTCAACCAACACCCGCGCCGCATCGGCTGCGAGATTGCCGGCGATGATTTCCTGACCAATATCAACGAGATAGTCGGCGGAATAGTCGGCCTGATCCTGCCTTGCGCGCGTATACTTGTCTCGAAAGTCTTCCTTTTCCGCCAGCCAGCGGAACACGGTCGGGAGCGAAGGGTATCCTTCCAGCTTGGCAATGGAGGTCAATGTCTGTCCGCATGAAATGCGGTCACAGATGTCTTGAGCAAGCTCGTCCGTGTAGATTGAGGGGCGCCCGAGGGCATTGGTTGTCATTGTCTCGCCTCCATAAGCTTGCACGCTCAGGTGTGCCTATGGGTTGCTGGTTCAAAAGAAAACGCCCCAGCCGCGGCTAACGGTGGGGCGCGATTTGACTGTTTATGAAAGCTTCGTTGGAGCGAAGCCTTTACTGCCTGGAAACCCGCGCGGCGATCCCGGGAAAAGATAAATCGCCTACGCTGCACAATTCATCTCACAAGCATTTTTAACAAACAAGCGGTGCAATGTTAAAACTGCACTACTTGATCAACCCGTAGTGCTTGCCCAAGGCCTCGCAGCATCGGACCAGCAGTGTGATGGCTTCGTTTGGGGTTCCCATGCCAGAGGATTGAAAGTAGGGGCCGGCGTGTTTTCCATCGACCGCTACCGCCTCAATCAAGGCAACCGCCCGCTTGTTTATTTTGGCGAGCAAGCCAATGGCGTGATCGCGTCTGGCCTGTGCTGCCAGCCGCACGTCGCTGATCTCGGACTTGCCGCCGGTCACCCTCTGGTCGTAATTGCCGATGCAGGGGGGGAACGCGCCGGCCAAATAAGCGTCATCGCGATAGCGTACCAAAGCATCTGCGTGCGGCTGGATCAGGTAATGGCGCTTGATGTACCATTCTATGTTGTCTTCCATCCTTATCCGTTTGCTGCGGCGGTCATTTGGGTTGAGCTGCTCAATGACCCAGGACGCTTGCCTGCGGGCTTCGGGGGTGCCGAAATCGCTTTCGTCTGCCTCGGTCGGTTTTGCCTTGCTGCGGTTCATTGCAGGGTGTCGCTACCCTTGTCGGGTATTGGCCTGTGTGCCACACCTCCTGATGACGCGGGTTTTTTCAAGTTCAACGCAGCCGTCATCATAAACCCGTCGATCAGGTTGTTGCCGCAGCGCTTGATTTGTTCAGCAGTTACATTGATGCCGTCCTGGTCATTCAACAAACAGACCAGGTTGCCGGCAAATATGCCTAGCACCAAAAAACTGAGACCTATTTCTGCGCGCTCGTTGTCTGGGGAGACCTGATCAATGATTTGCAGCATGCACTCCGACAGCGCTTCATGAATTTTCAATTGGTCGTCCAGCGGTATGTCCGACAATGTTTTTACCCAGCTCATGGATCAGCCCTCGCCGGTTTCAGCATGGCCCTCAGATTCAATTACAGAGTCACTGGCGGGCGAAAGCGCCCTGACCCTTCCCACCCTACCCCGGCGCTGCTTTTGCCCGCCTGCGGCCTTCTGTGAGTCATTGAGGCCCCTTGTGGCTATGGCATGAAGGTTCGCTGCCTTCTGCCAGGGGGTCTTGGTGTGGTCTTGGACGATTTCCAGAAACAGTTCGAAACTTACGGTCATGGTTTGGCTCTCCGTGGGGGTGCTATCCCGGCTGCCGGCCGGTGCGGGCTTGGTAGTCAAGCAGGTACTGCTGGTAGTCGGGGTCGTGGAACACGGCGGCGAAGGCGCGGATGCCATCGCCGTGCCGATCGATAATCCGGCGCAACTTGGCGTAGCCGGCCAGATCCGCCTCGCGGTCAACCTTGGATCGCACCTCGGGCAAGATCACCTGCGTGATGCTGCTTGGAACAACCCACCCCTGCGCCTCGTTCGCGTAACAAATCTTCCGGCCCCTGCCGTCGCGGGTCGGGATCATCGCGCCCTCTGCCGCCCGGACCAAATTCTCGATCCGCTCCCAATCGCGGAAGGTGGAAGGTGACCCGGCCGCGACCTCGAGCGCCGACTGCCACCCAACCACCTGCTGCATCGTTGCGATCAACCGCGAGATCATCACGCGGTCCCCCGGCTGTTGCCGGCGGTAGCTTTCCAGCAGGCCCTGGTCTTCCAGCCAGCCGTCAACCAGCTTGTGATTGATCTTGCCGCCCTGCTGCTCCGGCACCTGCTCGCGCTCACCTCGCATCTTGCGCAACGTCTCGATGCTGATCCGCTTGCCGTTGTGTCCCCGCTTCAGCCGATCGATGATCTCTGATCGATCTGAGCGGTCCCACTGGTCGATCTCGTCCGACAGCAACGCGCGCCACTTGTCCGCCGGCTGAAAGGATTTGGGCCAGAGAGCCAATACCGTCGCCACCGCCTCAAGCGTGTCCATTTCCAGACCTCCTGAATTTTTGTTCCTCGACCTTCACGAAATTGCGCGGCTCCATCAGCCAATCGAAATCAATCCTCCAGCCGCGATCGTTGCGGCCCAGCAGGAAGGGTTGATCGGGAACCCTCTCGATGGTGGTGATCAGATTGGGAAGCCCAACCTCTCGCGCCCGGGCCAAGATTTTCTGCCGGCGCGCACGGGTCATCCGCTGGATGGTGGGCAGCCCATGCTCCTCGGCCATCCCGTTCCAGCTGTTGCCCACCAGCGCCGCATCATCGGCGCCAAGCCCGTAAGGGTTATCTTCCCCGTCCGAGCCCTTATCGGCTCCATCCTGGTCTTCAGGGAGGGGGGGAACTTGTTCCCCAATGCCAATAAGCTTATTGGCACTATTCTCTTTCTCTTCTCTGTCTCTGTCTCTGTCTCTAGGCAAGCATTCTGCTAGCGGGGTGCTAGCGTCATTGTCCTCATAAGCGAAAAAGCCCGCTGAAATCAGAGGCTTAACCGCTTCCACAAAGTCAGGCTCCGACATCCTTAGCCGAAAGGCCACTTTTTTAATGGGGTCTTCGATTGTTCCGTTGCTGTATTCACTCGCTAGCAGCCAGAGCATGGGCGCTAGCGCCTTGCTAGCAACCGGCAAGCAATGGAACTCGTAATCATCCAACAGGTTCTTGTGCAGCTTGATCCACACGGGTCGGCGCTCCTTGTAGTGCTGGAAATCGTCCCAGTTGCGGGGAGTGAGTTTCATTGGCCTACTCCCTCACCGAACCGTGAGAGGAAGCCCGACGCGGCGCCGGCCTGTACCCCATATGGATGGGGGCAGTGCTGTCCTTTGGAGGCCAGCCGCCGATCATGTTGCTTCTCACAACGGAGACTGTGCCGTTGACGTGGCAAGCACCATTGCCGGTCTCGTGGTTGTGGAACGAGCGCACACTCACCGTGCGGCCCCGCTGCTTCCAATATCGCTCGATGCGCCGGGCAAGATCTTCGGCCCCTAAAACAGTCAACCAGTCGCGTGAAGGTCTGCGCGTGTTCATGCGGCAGCTCCCGCAGGGATCAATTTGTAACCCTGCTTTCTGACAGAGATCAGAGACCAACCACGAAGCTTGCGACGTAGTGAATGAATATGAACTCTCAACCCGCCGGGGTGGCGATAGACCCTGCTTTCCGTGCCGTACAAAACGTCCCAAATTGCTTGATGCGAAACCAGCTCACCCTTGCACTCCAGGAACAACCACAGCAATTTTCTCTGCTTCTCGGTCAACGCGGCATCGCTAAACGGCGGCATCCTTCCCGTCATTGCTCTCACATCTCCCTGATCTCAATATTGAAAAACGCCTTCATCATCCGGGCCTTCAGCCGATACGTGTCAGTTCTGAAGCCCTTTGAGTCCGCCACGACGCGCTGGCCATCCTCAAAAAAAATGAAGTCAGCCCTGTATTTCGTGATGACCACTCCATTGTGCTCGATCACGAAATCCTGCTGCCTTTGCAGATGGCTGATCTCTCCCGCACGCTCGCGCACCTTCAATTCCATCCAGTGCCGATGCTCTCGCTGGCTGTCGAAGGTGCCCTCATCGGTCACCACCTTTTTGTTCTTGAATTTGGACGGGGTGGCCCGCGCGGCTGTATGCGGGGAAGCAAGCCTGCGCGGGCCTTTTGCGCCGCTCTTGGTGGGGAAGCGGCGGCGCAAACTCATTTTGCTCCATCCTTGATCTCAAGCAGCAGGGGCGCTGCTTCGACAGGCGCAGGCTGGATCACCGCTACGCGGCAATGGGCAATGATCCGATCGATCAGGATGTCCCTTTTGCTCAAGCAGCCCTTTCCGGCCAAAGGGTCGCTATCGACCTGAATGAACATCTGGGTGAGGGTTTCCCGCGTAAGGGGCGATTGAATTGGCACTGCATTGCTCTCCGTCATTGTTTTGCTTTGGCTTGTCTCCCAAGAAGGCCACCACTTGCGCGCCTTTACGCGCTCACCACTAACTCTGACAGCATGGTTAAGAGGCTTTGCTTTAATGATCCTGTTCTCAGCCATTCTGCTGTCCCCACTAATCTGGTTTCTGTTTTGGAAAGAGGTCTTCGAGTGTTATCTGGATGTTGTTCGATCGAGCGGCCTCCAACAGCCGCGGGATATGCCTGCTGGGTATGGTCCCGCGCCGCACCCAGCCTTGGGCCACGGACGGATATTTGAGGTCCATTGCGCGGGCCAAGGCTGAATACCCGCCAAAACGGGAGATGATTTGCTCAACTTGCATACGCGACATTTACGCGTGGCGCGTAAGCCTGTCAACGTGGAACGCGTAAGGCAGGTCACGGCATGCTGCAACCATGAACCAGGTATCTGAGGCCCTTTCGCAATTGCGCCACCGCTCCGGCTTGAGCCTCGGAGAGACAGCACGCGCCATGGGCAAGGCAGGGCCCAGCTCAATTCAGCGGTATTTTTTGGACTACCGCGAGCCGACCATTGATTTGAAAATTGCCCGGGAATTTTGCCGGGCTTGGGTGGGTCGCGGCTCGCCACCCATCACGGAGGCTGAGATTCTTGTTTTGGCTGGCGTTGGCCCGGTGCCAGCCGGCCCGGCCTTGGAAACCAACGTATCCAGCCCCCTACCCGCACCATCGCCAGCATCCATGCCGCTCGACGTGCCAGTGCTGGGGACGGCTGTGGGTGGATCCAGTGGAGACTTCACCTTGAACAACGGCGTGGTCGATTACGCCAGGCGCCCGCCAGGTGTTGCGCGCAACAAGGCGGTGTTTTGCGTTTTTGTCAGGGGAGACTCCATGGAGCCTCGCTTTGAGGCGGGAGACTTGCTGTACATCAACCCGGCGCGGCCGGCACGAAACGGCGACGATGTGCTGGTAGAGATGCACCCGGACCAACAGGGTGAGCCCGGCGCGGCCTATATCAAACGGCTCGAGGGCCAAACCCCTACAAAGCTTATCCTCCGTCAATTCAACCCCACAAAACGGATTGAGATCCCGATCGTTCGCGTGCTGCGCGTTTGCCCAATTTTGCGCACCTCGGAACTCCTCGGCCTGTAGCCAGAAAACAACACATAGACCAACATTGTGCCGTTACCGGGGCGCAATGCGAATTTCTGCGTCTAATTTCTTACGCGTCACGCGTTGACACTTTACGCGTAATGCGTAAGATGATCTCACCAAACAACGCGAGAGCAAAAACATGTATCGGGAAATCGTATCGGCGAAACTTCGCTATCTGGATGAAGACCTGAAGGACATTGAGGCGGTCCACCAGCAACTGTGCGCCCTGCAGCGGCTCGTAGCCAAACTGCAAATGTCCAGCAAGCACGGACAACGCTGGCAGCAGGAAATGCAGGACAGCATTGATGACGTTTTGCACGACACCAGCACCGAGTGGCTGATTGAGCAAGGCAATGACCTGCTGTCGCAAAGGGAGCCGTTCTGATGAACCTCTCTAGAGTAGCGGCAGAGATCCATCTGCACGGCATCAACAGTGATCTCAACTCCCTAAAGGAGATCACTCGGCGAGACGCAAAAAGCGTTGCCCCCTTGCTCCAAGATTTGAAATTGACGATGGACAAACTTTTGGAGCTGACGCTGGAGGTTGCCAGCAAGGCGCCGTCATCCTGCGCGCCATATCCAGCCTTTGAGCTATGGGCCGCCATATTTCTGGAATGCGCGTTTCATACGAGCGGGCTCAACAGAGCCGAGTTTTTGGCATGCGCCGATGGTGCATGGGCCCTAGACCGGCTTTACGACAATTGGGTGGCCGCATGACCCGGCACGTTCAAGATCTGGTTGCTGCGTTTTCAATTGCTTTGGTTTGCGCCCTTGTGGCGTTCAACCTCGGCCGCGCTCAAGTTCTGGCGGACCACGACCGCTGCCCCCCGCGAAGTGATCTGAGGGGGGCCTTCCCGTGAGCAACGTGGTTGAGTTTCCGCAACAGCCGTTGAGCGAGGCAAACATCAGGCAGATGGCGCGGGGCAATTTGGCCGCCGCAGTGGCCATTCTGATGAAGGGTCAGAATGACGATCTT